CCACGCGCCCCAAAATTTAAAAAAAGCCGGAGATCTAACAAAACCGACTCTTTAGGAGTTATGAAAAAATGAAATAGGAGATAACTATATTATAACATATTTTCTAATAAAAAAGGAGTTTTTGGTTTGGTTAGTAAGGCACAGGAATTACTTGACGAATTACAGAAATTAGACATTGACATAAAAAGTCGGATGGATGAAATCAATGAGTTGGAAGCTGGGCTATTATCAAGCCCGAAATTTCAAGTTGATAAAATATCTGGTGGAAAAGGCCGTAAAATTGACGACGTGTACACGCAATTAGTAGTCATGAAAGAAGCTATTGAACAAGATACCACTGAAATTATTAACAGAAAGTTAGAATTAAGTAGGGTTATCAATAAGCTGAAAGATCCTAAACAAAGGACCGTATTAAGGCTTACTTATATTGTTAAAAAACACGTTTTGGATATTTGTAGCGATTTGGACGGTATTTCAATACCGACTTATTACCGTTTAAAACGGTCCGCGATTGATGAACTAGACACAATTATTAATAGTGATAACGTTTGATAATCGCTTGAATAAGCCGTACTTTACCAATCTATCTTGTTAAGGCATGACCGCGTTAATGTGCTAAAATGTTAGTATCAAGTTTTGGGGATAAATCAGAATGATTTATCCTTTTTTGTATCTTACCAGAAAGGAGCCAAAAAGATTTGGGAATGACAGAAAGGCAAAAGATTTTTGCAGATCATTATATCATTTCATTGAATGCTACGGAAGCTTATTTGAAAGCTTATCCAAAAGTTAAGAATGGAACCGCTGAAGTAAATGGTAGTAAGTTGCTAAGAAATACTAAGGTAAAAGCCTATATAGATGAACAACTTGAAAAACTAAAGTCCGAACGCGTCGCGGATCAACAAGAAGTGTTAGAGTTCCTAACAGCCGTCATGCGTGGTGAAATCACTGAACCGCTTTTGGTCCTAGATGGTGAAGGCACTCAAAAAGTGGTACAAGCAAAACCATCAGTAGCAACTAGACGTGCTTCAGCGGTTGACCTTGGTAAGCGGTACGGCTTATTTGTGGACAGGCAAGAAATCACTCAAAGAGTGGTAGAAATTGAACTGGGAAACTGGGACGATGAAGAAACCACAGATTAAAATAAAAATTAAAAATCCAAGCCGGGTTTTTAATAAGCATATCTATGATAAGCTAACAGATTATAGCACCTTCACAGAAATTCACTACGGCGGGGCTTCTAGCGGGAAAAGTCATGGAGTAATTCAGAAAGTAGTATTTAAGAGCCTTCAGGCTTGGAAATATCCAAGGAAGGTTCTTTTTTTGCGAAAAGTTGGATCTAGTGTTTACGATTCCATCTTTGAAGATGTTAAACAATGCTTGGAAGCCTGGGGCCTTCTTGGGGCTTGCAAGGTTAATAATTCCGCTTATCGGATTGAATTACCAAACGGCGCCCAATTCATTTTTAAAGGGTTAGATAACCCGGAAAAAATTAAATCTATTAAAGGTATTTCTGATGTAGTGATGGAAGAAGCTTCAGAGTTCACCCTGGACGATTACACACAGTTAACCCTACGGTTACGGGATAAGAAACACCCTAACAAGCAGATCTATTTGATGTTTAACCCGGTTTCTAAGGTTAATTGGGTTTATAATGCTTTTTTTGTTAAAAAGCCTAAAAATACCGTTATCTATCAAACGACATACAAAGATAACAGGTTTTTGGATGAAGTCACAAAGGAAAATATTGAGGAACTAGCAAACCGGAACGAAGCCTATTATAAAATATACGCTTTGGGAGAGTTTGCAACGCTAGATAAGCTTGTTTTTCCAAAGTATAAGAAACAACTCTTAAACAAGGAAGAATTAAAACAATTCCCGTCATATTTTGGCCTTGACTATGGTTTTATTAATGACCCTAGCGCTTTTATGCACATTAAAATTGATGATGAAAATAGGCGTCTTTATATCGTGGAAGAATACGTAAGGAAAGGCCTTACGAATGACAAGATAGCTGAAGCAATCAAGACCCTGGGTTATTCAAAAGAGATTATCCGGGCGGATAGTGCTGAAAAGAAATCGAATCAGGAATTAAGGAACCTAGATATTCCACGGGTGATTGATGTTATAAAAGGCCCTGGGTCAGTTATGCAAGGGATCCAATACATTCTACAATATGAAATCATAGTTGATGAACGGTGCGTGAAGACGATAGAGGAATTAGAGAATTACACTTGGAAGAAGGACCGGGCAACTAATGAATATATAAATGAGCCGGTAGATAGCTATAACCACTGTTTAGACGCTGTACGGTATGCGGTTCAAGATCGAATTTTCCAAAAGAAAAAGGAATTGGATGTTAATAAGACGATTTCCAAAGTAAATCGCTTGTTTAGAAGGTAGGTAAAAGATGGATCATGTAAATGAATTTGAACACGGCTTGGATATTGAAATTTCAACCCGTAACGACAGCTTGCAATTTAGTAGGCTAGCTAATGAACAATTTAGATATTCTTCCGCTGAAGAATTGCTAAACACGGCGGAAGGTAAGAAGGCCTTCCGGGAAATGCTGACAGCCTTTTTTGATCACCAGAAGAAACGCTTACGGGTTTTAGATTCGTATGCTAAGGGTAACAATTACAGCATTTTAAGCGGTAAACGCCGTATGGATAAGGAAAAGGCTGACTACCGGGTGAGACACCGCTGGGGTGGATATATTTCCGGATTTGCTACGTCTTATGTGATCGGGAATCCGGTAACAGTTGGAATCATGGAAGGCGGAAACAAAGATCAGTTACAAACGATCAAAGAAATTGAATGGAATAATGACATTAATGCCCTGAATAGTGATTTAGCCTTTGACGCTTCTGTTTTTGGCCGTGCTTATGAGTATCATTTCCGGGACCGTGATAATATGGACCGGGTTGTTTTGATTAGTCCGCTTGAAATGTTTGTGGTCCGAGATTTGACCGTGGAACAAAATATTATATGCGCGGTCCATCTTCCAATTTATAATGACCGGGTTAATATGACGGTTTATACTAAAGATCAAGTGATTAAGTACAAGCCTTTTACTTATTATAGCCCGCGCCTTGTTTTGGATGAAGCAACCAAGCACAATTATAACGATATTCCAGTTGTTGAATGGTGGAACAATCGTTATAGAATGGGCGATTATGAAAGTGAAATCTCTCTAATTGACGCTTACGACGCTAGCGAATCAGACACCGCTAACTATATGAGTGATCTCAATGATGCTATGTTATTAATTAAGGGTGATTTGGACGCTATCGGGGCAACGGCTGACAACGTGGCCAAAATGAAGGACGCTAATACGCTACTACTTCAAACGGGAATTAGTGCGAACGGTCAACAAACGACAGCAGACGCCGGGTATATTTATAAGCAATACGACGTACAAGGCACGGAAGCTTATAAAAACCGTTTGGCGAATGATATTCACCGCTTCAGTCGTATTCCTAACCTTGATGATGATCGTTTCAATTCCACACAGTCCGGAATTGCCTTACTTTATAAGATGATTGGGCTTGAACAAGTCCGAAAAGACAAGGAAACATACTTTACTAAGGCTTTGCGTCGTCGGTATGAGTTGATCAGTAACATTCACAAGGCCGTAAATGGTCCTAAAATCGAAGCTGACAAGCTGACTTTCACTTTCCATCCGAACTTACCACAAGACGTTTGGACGGAAATAAAAGCTTACATTGAAGCTGGCGGGGAAGTATCGCAAGAAACCCTACTTAATAACGCAAGCTTTACCGACTATGAAACGGAAATAGACCGTATCAAGAAAGAGGAAGGCGCTAGCGATTTTGAAAGAGCGAAAAGCGTAGGTATCACGGATGAACTTGAAAATAGCGGACAACCGGAAGTATAACGCGGAACGCAAGGCACAAAGCGCCCTAATGAAGCGAGATTTAGACCGTGAAAGGGCCTTGGTTGAAATTTACCAGGAATCTTATGACCGTTTACAAGGGAAGATAGACCGGTTTTATATCAACTATGCAAACCGTGAAGGTTTAACCAAACAGGAAGCTATGAAACGGGCTGACCAAATGGACGTTACCAAGTTCAATCGTAAGGCTTATAAAGCTGTAAAAGAGAAAGACTTTTCACCCGGTACCAATCAATGGTTAAGAACTTATAACTTAAAGATGAAAGTAAGCCGGCTGGAACTCTTAAAAGCTGAATTAGATCTTGAAATTCAGAATTTGACGGCTGAAACTTATGAAATGTTTGATAAGGCTCGTAGGGATGAATTACTAAGAGAATTTGAACGACAAGCGGGGATTTTGGGCAATTCGTCCAAGGGAGTGAAAAAGCGCCTAGAAGCGATTTTAGACGCTGATTTTTACGGTGAATCTTTTTCTTCCAGAGTTTGGGGTAAGACAGGCTTACAGCAAGCCCTACAAAAAGACGTGTTTGCTTCCCTTAATCGTATTTACACGGATATGATGGGTTATAAGGAAGAGCGGAAAAGACTTGCTAAGAAATACGGCACTAGTCAGGCAAATGCTGAAAGGTTGATTAAAACAGAAATAGCCCGGATCAATGCGGACACTCAAAAAGAAATGTTAGTGGCTAATGAGTTCACACATTTTATTTTTGTAGCAGAACCAGGGGCGTGCGAGATATGCGCGCCTTTGGACGGCAAGGCCTTTCCGGTTGATGAATTGGAAAAAGGCGTGAATATGTACCCTATGCACCCAAATTGCAGGTGTTCGGGTTATGGACACATTGAACTGAAATATAAAAAGGGTGGTAGCACCTTAAACGATTTTAAACTAAATGATGAGGACGAAAGATGAAATACAGAAAGAAGCCCGTAGTGATTGAGGCTGTTCAGTTTGTAGACACTGAAGAATCAATTTTAAAATTGTCAGAATTAGGATTAGATCCAGTCCGAGTTGATTATGCTGATTTAGATAATCCAATTTTAAAAATAGAAACACTTGAAGGGGTGATAATTGCGACTGAAGGTGATTACATTATCAAGGGTGTACAAGGCGAATTTTATCCATGTAAGCCTGATATTTTTGCAGAAACTTACGAAAAAGTTGAATAGATCACTATAAACCGTACGGGATTCCATACGGTTTTTTGCTTGTCCAAACCGTGCTGAAGACGTTAAAAGTTGCATGAGTTCGGGGAGGTTGCCCGTCAAGCGTAGAAAGGAGCCTACTAATGGCAGAAGAACAAACACCACAGGCGATTGATCCACAATCACCGGAAACAGTTGAGGAACAAGCTAGCAATCCGACGCAAGAACCGGAAAAGATGGTATCAGTGGCCGAAATGCAACGCCGTTTGAAATCCTTGGAAGAAAAACATTCCAAAGATACAGCGGACGCAATTTCTAAAGCCTTGGAAAAATACAAGGCAGAAAGCGAACTTACTGGGAAAGAATTAGAAGAGTACCGACGTAAGGAAGCTGAAGCAGAAAAACAAGCTTTACTAGATAAGATCGCTGGGCTTGAAAAAGAACAAACCAAGCGAGAATTGACAGATGAAGCCATTAAAACACTTTCTAGCCGGAAACTTCCGGTCAATGATAAAGTAATTTCTTTTGTTGTTAAAGATACCGCTGAAGGTACTTTGCAAGCTATTTCAGACCTTGAAAGTATTATTAGTGAAATCAAGGCTGAATACTCACAATCGGAACCCCCAAAAGTCTCATCAGATTTTAGCGGGTCCGAAAAATCAAATAAAGGGGATATCTTCCGAAATTCCCGGATCATTAAATAATTACCTTAAAGGAGAATTTTAAAATATGACAGTACAAACTTTTAACCCTGAAAAAGTATTAGTTTCAGAAAAGAAAGATGGAACTTTTACCAAAAAAATGACAGATATCATTATGAAAGATGTCGCTGAAAATTCGGTAGTAATGCAACTTGGACAGTACCATGAAATGGACGGCTTGCAAGAAAAAACTGTTTACGTCCAAACAGATGGCGTATCTGCTTACTGGGTGAATGAAACAGAAAAAATCAAGACCGACAAACCTGAAGTGGTTCCAGTTTCTCTTAAAGCTCACAAATTGGGTATTATCCTAGTTGCTTCCCGTGAAGCTTTGAACTATACATGGGAAAAATTCTTTGAAGATATGAAACCGCAGATCGTGGAAGCCTTCTATACTAAGATTGATGAAGCTGGACTTTTGGGCCATGAAACGCCTTTTGCAAACTCAGTTGCTAAATCCGCTAAAGATTCTAGTCAGGTTGTTGTTGGTCCTATCAACTATGAAAACCTTCTTAAATTGGAAGATAAGCTTTATGAAGCGGACATTAACCCTAACGCCTTTGTTTCTAAAATTCAAAACCGTTCTGCATTGCGTGAATCACGCGACGGCGACAAGAAAACAATTTACGACAAGGCGAACAATACCATTGACGGTATCACTACCGTGGATTTGAAATCTAAACAATTCAAGAAAGGCGACCTTTTGGCCGGTGACTTTAACAGCTTAATTTATGGTGTACCTTACAATATCAATTTCAAGATCTCCGAAGAAGGTCAAATTTCAACCATGAAAAATTCAGACGGCACAGCTATTAACTTGTTTGAACAAGAAATGGTAGCAATTCGCGTTACTATGGATATTGCTGTAATGGTTACTAAAGCGAACGCGTTCGCTAAGTTGACCGCTTCCGCTGAAAATGTCTAATTAGATTAGAAAGGGGTAACCAATGACCTATATTGTGACCTGTAATATTATCGACACTAAGGATAATAACCGCTTTTACGAAACAGGGGACACTTTCCCCCGTAAAGGTTTTGAAGTTTCTAAAGATCGACTTGCTGAACTAATCGGAAAGGGTGTATTGAGTGCCAAAGGTGAAGAAGCACCAGCACAAACACCAACCGAGGAAGAAGCACCGGCCGGAGAAACTGAAGAAAAACCACTTGAAAAATTGAAAGTGTCAGAATTGAAAGAGTTGCTAGAAAAAGCGGGCGTAGAATATGAAGCAGACGCCAAAAAAGCGGATCTAGTAGCTTTGGCCCAAACTATCGAAGGGGAATAAAAGATGGAAGAAGCCCAACTAGCAAAAATTAAACGTCGGTTGGGTATCGACCCTTCCGACAACTATGAAAATGATTTGTTGACTGATTTAGTGGATGACGCTGAAAGCTATTTTAAAGGACTAACTGGAACGCTTGAAATTAACAGTAAGTATAATTTCATGATTGAAAACGTGGTGTATAAACTCTATGGCCGGAAAGGTTCCGAGGGTGTAACGTCTGAAACGGTTGATGGTTATTCCGTGACTTATCAGGAATGGGATAACTTATTCAAACCGTATATGGCTATTCTTAATAAAGATTTTGGCCTAGACGGTACGCAACGGGAGCGCGGAAAGGTATTTTTTCTATGAAAACACCAAACCGAATTACCCTAATTTGTGGAGGGCGTAAGAAATACAATCCGGAAACGGATGAATATGAAACACAAGCAAGAAAAACCGTTACGGTCCCTTGTTTGGTGAATAAAGTCAGTCAGTCAAAGGTGTTTGAACTGTACGGGAACCGGACAGATGTAATTATCTCTTGCCGGTTTCAGAAAGAGCAAGCACCATTCACGCAAGCCGTTTATAAACGTGACACCTATGAGCCTATTGAAGCAATCGACGTGCCAATTAAAGGGGCTGTACGGTTGAAGAAAGTAGGACCTTTTGGGCGTTAACATTAAATGGCACGGGATCGAAAAGCTGACAATGACAATTTCAAACGCTCATCCGAACGCTGTTAAACAATCTTTGGAAGTCTTAAAAAACAATGGCGAACGTGGCAAAGCAGTAGCAAAGAGAAAAGCGCCGGTAGATACAAGCTTTCTTAAAGATCACATAACAACGAAATATCCAGGTATGGAAGCACACATACACGCTGAAGCCGGTTATTCCGGTTATCAGGAGTATGGCACCCGTTACCAACCAGGGACGCCTTTCATGCGTCCAATGATCCAGGAAATTCAACCACAATTTCAGGAAGATATGACAAACGTAATGAAGGGGGTTTTTAAATGACGCCAAACCATGAATTATTCAGATTGATTTATCAGATGGCGGAAGCAAAGGCCCAAACCTTTGACTTTTTGCCCGAAGCTGGGACACAATACCCCTTTATCTATATAGGCGAAAATAACGCCCTAGAAAGCCCAAATAACGACCTTTTGGGTGAGGTAGGCCAAACGGTCCACATTTACGCTGAAAGGACACAGCGGGGAGTTTTGGACGATATAACAGCCTATTTAGAAACGAATGTCAAGAATATTTCCGGGAAGTGGGAATATCACTTACAGCACACTAACACAAATAAACAGATCATACCAGATAATACAGACGTCCGGCCTTTGCTTCATGTGGTCCTGGACGTTTTTTATACCTATACTAAGAAGGAGAAAAAATAACTAATGGCTGAATTAATTCAAGGAAAAGACTATATCGCGTTTTTCCGACGCGTTAAGGACCAAAAGAAACAAGACGCCGGAAAAGTAAGATTCCAAACGGAATTAACTTTGAACGCTGAAAAAGAAGTAGAAAACACAAAAACCAAGGATGGAGTTGTGAACTCTGTTTCAGATGGTGAAACTTCAGGCGAATTTACTTCACTTGCTTACCGTGAAGATAAAGACACGGTTAATATGTGGAAGGAAATGCGCCAATGGTTCCGCAATACTGATAAGATTGAAGTTTGGATCGTGGACCTAGCAAGCAAGCGCGAAGATCAAGGTAAGGAAAAATATGACGTGGAATATTACCAAGGATTCTTCAAAAACTTTGAAATTTCTGCGCCGGCAGATGATAAGGTTGAATTGACCTATGAAATGGCGATTGATGGCAATGGGGTTATCAGTACAGATACACTCACAGAAAGCCAAAAATCCGCTATTAATAAGGCACAGTATGAATATCATACTTTGGCTAAAGAGGGCGAAGGTACAGGGTTACCAGCTTAATTTTTCAGGGGCTTATTTAAGCCCCTTATTTTTTTAATTTTTTTGAAGGAGAAATAACAACATGATTTTAAATATTGGTGGAAAAGACTATACTTTACGCTTTGGGATTGGCTTTTTACGTGAGATGAATAAGTTTCATTCGGTTGAAATGGAAGGAATGAAAACCGGTTACGGCGCTATGACTATGTTCAACGCCGGACGCGCAATGAATGACCCTTTGGCATTGATTGACTTGATTAAGTCCGCGACTGTTACGGAAGCCCAAAAACCATCAAATGACGCTATTGAAAAATTCCTTGAAGATCTAATCATTGAAGAAAAGTATGATCAGACCATTGAGGAAATCATGAACGAGTTAAAAGCGTCACCCCTACTCAAAAAGGCCATGAACCTAGCGGAGTAGGGCAAGCGCAAGAATCAAGTTCTAATTTTGGTTATGATGAGGCTTTGGCGCTTTTAATTGCCCGGCACGGAATGACTTTCAAAGAGGCTATGTGGACAACGCTAGAAGAATTTGAAATCTATAATATGGCTTACGCAATCCAGCAAGAAGACAAGCGGTTAAATTCTGCTATCCAGGCATGGTTTAACCAGTCTGTTAAAGCACAAAAGGGACGCGGTAAGTCCGCCCGTCCGGCATTTAAAAATTTTAATGATTTTTATGACCATCAAAAAGAATTTGACAAGATTTTCAAAAGAAATCAACCTAACCAGTCCGGACCAAACAGAAAAATGGATATGGCTGAAAGAAATAGGTTGATCAATCAAATGAGAAAGAAAGGAGGTAATTAATGGGAACAAATTTTGATGTAACGGCTATACTAAAAGCGAACGTTTCCGACTTCAAAAGCGGTTTGAAAGAGGCCCAAGCTTCTTTACAAAGTCTAAGAAGTCAGACTGGTTCAAGCCTTGAAAAATTAAGCGGAACAATTAACGGTATAGGCGATTCCATGTTAAAAGTAGGAGCCGGAATGACAGCCGGTTTTACTTTGCCCGTAGCCGGCGCTATCGGTGGTGTTATCAAGTCTTTTGCAGGGCTAGAACAAGCCTTGGGCGGGGTTGAAACACTTTTTAAAGATTCCGCTGGAACTGTTATCAAAAATTCAGAAACAGCATACAAGCGGGCCGGCATTTCCGGCGTGAAATACATGGAGCAAGTTACTTCCTTTTCTGCTAGTTTGTTACAGGGGCTTGGTGGTGATACCGTCCAAGCTTCAAAATATGCTGATATGGCTATCGTGGATATGGCGGATAATGCAAACAAGTTTGGGACGAATATCCAGGACATTCAGAACGCTTATCAGGGCTTTGCAAAAGACAACTATACCATGCTAGATAACCTGAAACTCGGATATGGTGGTACGCAAGAAGAAATGGCCCGGCTGGTTAATGAATCGGGCGTAATGGGTGACAGCTTTAAGGCTACGGCTCAAAACGTGAAGGATATTCCGTTCGATAAGCTTATACAAGCCATCCACGTTACACAAGAACGAATGGGAATCACTGGAACGACGGCCAAAGAAGCAAGCGAAACAGTAGCCGGATCCTTTGAATCCATGAAAGCTTCCGCCCAAAACTTGGTAGCGGGGCTTGGTCAGAAAAACGCGGATATAAAAACCTTGATGGAAAACCTAAAAGATTCCATAATCACATTCAAGGATAATATTGTACGCGTTTTAGGTACTATCTGGGACAACTTACCACTTGAACCTTGGCAGAAGTGGATTGGCGCGATTGTGGTTTCTGCTGGTCCAATTCTTACGGTAGTAGGTACCATTACTAAGGTAGTAGGTGGAATTGTTGGAATTGTAAGCAAGGTTTCAAGCGGTGTTTCCGCCCTAATTACCGGTTTCCAAAGTGCAACCGCTAGCGGTACAGCCGTTTCCGGCGTGTTTGGTTCGATTGGTAGCGCCCTTGGTGCTATTAGTGGCCCTGTTTGGGTAGTAATTGGCCTTATTGCGCTATTCGTGGCCGGTTTGGTGGGCTTGTATAAATCAAGTGAAGAGTTCCGAGATAAGGTTAATTCAGCCTTTCAGGCTGTTTCTAAGGCTGTTTCAAGTGCCATTAATGAAGTAGTGGCCTTTGTGAAACAGATCTTTGGGAGCCTTATTTCTTGGTGGAATGAAAATCACCAGCTTATTCTTCAGACGGCTGAAACAATCTGGAACGCTATAAAAGCAGTTATTGAAACTATAGTCAATGCAATAGCACCGGTTATTGAAGCCGGTTGGAATGCGATAGTTCCAATAGTAACAACGGTTTGGAATGCCATCAAAAACGCAATAGAAACCGTTTTAAACGTGATTCTTGGAATTATTAAGTTAGTAATGCAGATCATCAACGGCGACTGGTCCGGTGCCTGGGAAACTATCAAGGAAATCACTAGTACGATTTGGGAAGGTATTAAAACTGGTATTGAAATAGCTATTCAAGGCTTAATTGCAATTATCCAAGCCGGTCTTAATCTCTTGAAAGAAATTTGGACGGTTATCTGGAATGTAATAGCTACGGTTCTACAAACAATTTGGGACCTTATTGTTTCAATCGTCCAAACCGCTATCCAAGTTGTGAGTGACGTTATTAATGCTGTACTAACCTTTATTTCAGACCTTTGGAATAATATTTGGAACGGGATTTTGACGATTCTACAAACTGTTTGGAATGCAATCACAGCAACAATAACTACTGTTATCAACGCAATCAAAACCGTGATTGAAACCGTGCTGAATACAATTTCCAATATTTGGAATACAATTTGGGGCGGTATTAAGGATTTCACCGGTTCAATTTGGGATGGTATTAGTTCCATCATAAGCGGAACCCTTGGAGTGATTACCGGCGTTATTACTGGCGCTTGGAACGGTATCAGTTCTTTCTTGTCTGGTATTATGTCCGGCATTAGTTCGCTTATTTCTTCCACTTGGAACAGCATTACTTCCGGAATCAATGGATTTATGAGCGGAATTACTAGCACTATCTCAAATGGTTGGAATACCGTAGTTTCAACAGTTACCACAGCCGGTTCTAATATTGTAAACGCGGTTACTTCCGCTTTTTCTGGCGCGGTAGAAGGCGCTAGAAACTTCATTAGTGGGGCTATCGACGTAGGGGCTAACCTAATCAATGGTTTTGTAGATGGTGTTAAAAACTTTGCCGGCAACTTGATTAACGCCGTAGGAGACGCGGTAAGTGGTGCGATTAACTGGGCTAAAAACTTGCTTGGTATCCATTCGCCTTCACGGGTATTTAAACAGTTTGGTATCTATACTGACCAAGGTTTCATCAACGGGGTGGATAGCAAGGCTGAAAACGTGGCTAAGTCAGTAGGTGGAATGGCTCAAGGGGCTATTGATGCATTTACTAATAAGGACTTGTCCGGGGTATTCCAAGATGAACTAAGCACAGTAGAAGGTGCTTTGGGAAGCTTGACCGCTTATGATCCAAACGTTAATTTTGATGGTGGAATTTTGACAGTGAACCAACAGCCGGCAGATATTACCTTGAAACTTGGAAGCACGACTTACCGAGCGTTTACAAATGACATCACAAGAGAACAAGAAATGGAATTAATTTTAGGAAGTTATTAGAAAGGGTGATGAAGTATGTATAACTATACTAGTTTAGGAAAATTAGATCAGGAAGTTGCTACTTTTGAGCCTAGCGATAACCTACTAATTAATGGACAACCTCTTAATAGTTTAGTTGAGGGTTACAGACATTTAACAGTAACAGGCCGGGGCTTATTGGGGCAGAACGTTTCCACTACAAAAGTCCCTGGCCGGCGTGGTGTTTGGGTTGATGATTTTTCGGATCAAGAAAGAACCCTAGAAATTAAATACCAGCTTAAAGCGGACACCAGCACCCAAATGCGGGACAAGTTCGCTAAACTAAATAGAATTTTAAGGACACACGCCCCTAGCGGGTTCCTTGAAATCTCTTTTAGAGATGAACCTGATTTTATTTACTACGGCTTTTTTAACGGGGCTGATAGCTTTGAAGAAACAAGCCTAAGTATTGTTAGTAAGTTTAGTTTGCTGATCCCGGATGGTTACAAGAAAAAAAGGCCCCAAAGTTCAACGGGGCCTATTTCTTTAGTGGACGCGCTGGAAGTGTTACCGGATTCTATCACGGTTACACCGACCAAGGTTACAAACCAACTTCAAATAGTGAACGGGTCCAAGGTGCTTTCATTCGCGGGAACTTATACACCCGGTAAAGATATTGTTATTTCTTTTGATCCGGATGAAATCAAAATAACATTCGGTGGCCGGAATATTTTGAGCGAATTAGAGCGATTCAGTCCGCTAGAAAATTTCACAGTTCGAAATGGTGACACGATAACCGCGGTTAATGCGACGGTTAAGAAGGTAGTTTGGAGGGATGAAAGAGCATGATTTATCTTTTTGATGAAAAAGAAAAGCTTGTTAAAATCGTAAATCGAAAAGCGGTTAAAACAGCCCTTCAGACTTATTCATTGACCACTGAAAACTATGTTTCAGATCGCTTGACGGTTGAGACAAAGGCGCTAAATGATGATGATTTCGAACAAGTGGAATATATGGCTATCCAATCAATGGAAAATAGCCATCAATACCACTACTTTTATATTGCTCAAAAGAAAACAGTAGGCGATATTACGACCTTTACGGGTGTACAGTCCGGAATTGAAGAACTAAGAAAAACCCCGGTCTTTGACAAGCGCCCTAAAAATACACCGGCTAAACCGGTTATTAATGAACTCTTACAGGGTACGAATTGGCAGGCCCGTTTTGTTGCTGATACCACAAACCACAGCACCAACTTTTATTATACTTCAGTCTTTGACGCCCTTAAAAAAATCTGTAAGATTTGGGGTTTGGAAATGCAGTTCTTCGTTGAAATGAACAGCAACGAAATAGGCGCCCGGTACATTGATTTCAAAAAGAAAATCGGTGAAGCCGTAGGGAAACGGGTAGTCTATGGCCATAATGCGCTAGAGATCCTGAAGGAAGTAGAAAGAACCAATATTTTCACGGCCTTGATTGGACGGGGGAAAGGTGAACAGGTTTCAAGTTCTGAAGAAAGCGGAAAAACCGCGGACGGTTACGGTAGAAAAATTACCTTTGAAAATGTGGTATGGTCCAAGGCGGAAGGCAATCCGCTAGATAAACCATTGGGCCAAAAATACCTCGAAGATCCTGAAATGACTAGACGATACGGGATAAAGAATGCAGATGGAACCATGAGGGCTAAGATTGGTTTTGTTGATTTTAACGAGGAAGAAAATCCAGATGAATTGATAAAACTAACTTATCAAGCCTTGATTAATGCGTCCCGTCCACAATTAACTCTTAAAACGTCAAGCGTTTATCTGAAAGGTGTTAAAGTTGGGGACACTATCCGAGTTGTCCGGCATGATAAAAAGTTAGACTATGACACACGGATTTTTGAAATCACTTTCAACCGTTTAAACAATCAATCTAGTGATATCAAGTTAGGCGACCAGATCGGTGAAAGTTCATCTTCCAAGGTTCAAGCCGTGGCAGACAAAGCAGTTGAAGAATTTATTAACAATGAGTTCAATAGCTTTGTCCAAAACTTACCGGATTTTATCAAGACGGCAGACGGCTACAACACCAATTGGTATGGTGCTGAAGATCCTACAAAGAAATACCCTAAAAAAGTATTGATTAATGATATTTGGTACAAACCAGATCCAGAGCATGAAGGCCATAAAATCATGTATCGCTGGACCGGGGAAATTTGGGAAGAAATCATAAGAACTTACAATGAAGTTAGTCTAAGGGAAGCAATTGATCAGAAGTTCAATGAACTGAAACAAACTACTGACCAAGCAATCCAAAGGGCTGACCGGAAGGCAGAAGAAGCTTTGAAGAAGGCTGGAACCATTCCGGACACCGCTAGACTATCGGAGCAGATCAAAAGACAAGTTTTAGAAAGTCAAGACCTGACAAAAAAGGTAACGGAAACCTTGAAAGAAACTGATTCTGGGGTGATTTATAATAAAATCCTCCAAAATATCAAAACCGAATTTACACCTAAAACGGCTTTTGATAGTTTTGAAAGAAGCACTAATGACGACCTTTCAGAATTGAGGCTAAAGGCGGATGAATCGGAAAGAAAAATTATTAGGCAAAACGTAGAATTTAACAAGCTAACTGAATCTAACAAGATTTATGAAAGAATTTTGGGAACATCCGAAACAGACGCCCCCGATAAGCTATCACGCCTTGTAATGAGTAGCGAGATTTTTCAGACAGAAGTCGGGAAGTACAGCACAACGGGTGGTCCGAATATGCTTCGAAACTCACGAGCGGATGACGGGTTGAACTACTGGACGGAAGCAAACGGGCGTTTGAGTTTTACAAATCACCAATTTTATTTCAACGGTCAAAAACGGATGTTTGAATTACGTCCCGACGCAGTCGTTAAAAGTCCAAGATTTATCGTCAAACGTGGCGCTGACTATATGTTAAATATGCTTGGTTTTGACGCAAACTCACAAAGTTTTAAAATCTATTTTTGCAAACGTAGAAAAGGAGCAGTTGTAGAATTTCAACAAAAGCAACTCATTTTCAGCGGTGAAGGAAGCCCGATTATTGACAGCTCAAAAGCCGTTAAGAAATCCTTTAAATTTAACGTGGATGATTTTGATGAGGGTTACTTACAATTTGAATATTTGAGGGGCGACCCGAACCGGGGGGGCGGGG